GTAAACGGACAATGTGTTTACTGTAACCTACATCTTAAAGGACATATACAAGGTTATACGCAAGGACTAATAAAAAAGTACGGACAAGAGGTACTTCAATTACTGGAGATAAAAAAGAACAACGTATGTAAAATGGGGGAGTTTGAATTTACCCTACTAATAGACGAGTATAAGGAGAAAATAAAAGATTTGAAAAATTAGTACCTTTGTAAGCAACTAATAGCAAAACATTACGTATAAAGTAGGAATGAGTAAAACAATTATCCAAGAACTTCTAAAGCCAACAGAGTTTAAATACATAGGTGCTGAAAAAGAGTTTGAGGACTATTTATATAAATCAATAGACGAAGTAGCATTTTATTGTGGATGGGGAAAAGTCAAGAGAATAGAAAAACAATATATTCTTAAATATGGCAAAAAGAAACCCAGAGTAGATTTAATGGTTTGGCACAATGACGGTTCTGGAACTATAATAGAATGTAAAATAGAAAATAGTAACCATTGGATGCTATCCGCAATAGGACAAAGTTTGTTTTATAGAAACATAGCAAAACACTTACTAGGACAATTCCCAAGAATAGTAATAGCGGCTGATAGTATTCCAACAGAACTATATAGTGTTATCGCAGAATACAAATTGCCAATAAAACTACTTCAAATGGATAATGGGAAAATTATTTACGTATGAGTGGAAAAGATAACAAAAGTGAACAAGAAAGAACTAAAAAAGGAAAAGTAGCTTTTTTGGATGCTATCGAAAAGAGTTTGGGGGTTGTAGATGCCGCTTGTAAAATAGTTGGAATATCTAGAACTACTTATTACGAATGGCTTAAAGTAGATAATGAATTTAAGAAAAAAGTAAACGAGGTTTCAGAAATTACTTTGGACTTTGCAGAATCGGAACTATTTAAACAAATGAAGTTGGGTAATGTGGCTACTATAATTTTTTACCTAAAGACCAAAGGAAAGAAAAGAGGTTACGTAGAAAGACAAGAGATAACTGGAAAGGAAGGCGAACCAATACAGATAACTGGTTTTAATTACGTTAGACCAAATGAAGATACAACCAACGATTAGACCTACCTTAAAACAAGACCAAGCGTATTCTAAACTATTAGATGATTCAACAAAGTATGTTCTTTTCGGTGGTGGTGCTGGTGGTGGTAAAAGTTGGCTAGGATGCGAATTTTTATTTACTTGTTGTTTTAATTATCCCGAAACAAGATGGTTTATAGGCAGAGAGGAACTAAAACGATTAAGAGATTCTACTTTCCTAACGTTCTATAAGGTAGCTAAACACCTCTTAGAACCCTATAAGGTAAACACTAATGAACTTTTTAAGTACAATGGTTCAGACCATTACTTTGAGTTTTTTAATGGCTCTAGGATTGATTTATTAGATTTAAAATACCTACCCTCTGACCCTTTTTATGAAAGATATGGCTCGGTTGAATATACTGGTGGATGGATAGAAGAAGGTGGCGAAGTTAATTTCGGTGCTTTTGATGTATTAAAAACCAGAATAGGTAGACACTTAAACGACCAGTATAACCTACTAGGAAAGATTCTAATCACTTCAAATCCCAAAAAGAACTGGATATATCAAACGTTCTACAAACCACACAAGGAAAACACCCTACCAAAAGACCACGCTTTTATCAAAGCATTAGTACAAGACAATAAGTACATAGAAAGTAAGTACATTGAAAACCTACAAACTATTAAAGACCTAACTAAGAAAGAAAGGTTACTGTTTGGTAATTGGGAGTATGATAATGACCCTAGTAAGCTAATGGAGTTTGATGCTATTACAGACTTATTCACTAATCAAGCCAATGGACAAGGAAGTTATTTAACTGCCGATATAGCACGTTTTGGGAAGGATAGAACGGTTTTAATGGCTTGGCAAGGGCATAGAGTCATAGACGTAGAAAGTGCCTTAGAAACAAGCATAACGGATTCTGCTAGAATGATAGAAGAAATGGCTAACAAATACAACATACCTAGAAGTCATATTGTAGTTGATGAAGATGGTATCGGTGGAGGGGTTAAAGACATACTTAGATGTAAGGGCTTTGTAGCCAATAGGACACCAGAAAAAGTTAAAGGAGAAAAAGAAAACTTTCAGAACTTAAAAGCCCAATGCTATTTTAAGTTAGCAGAAAGAGTTAACAATAGGGAACTCGCTATACACACAAAAGATACAGAGGTAAGGGAAATGATAATAGAAGAACTGGAACAGATTAAACAAAAAGATGCAGACAGAGACAACAAAGCTAACATAATTGGAAAGGATAAAATCAAAGAATTATTAGGTCGTAGTCCTGATTATGCTGACACCTTAATGATGAGAATGTTTTTCGATGTGAAAAAAAATAGACGTGTTGCATCATTTTAATGATTATATTTGTATAATTAAAAAATAATATTATGACAAAGAAAAAAGAAGCACCAAAAAAAGAAAAAAAAGTAATCGGAAGAGTAGAGATATTTGCCGATGCTCACAAAGAACTAGTCGCTATGGCTGACAATTACAAGACTTTAGCAATAGGACAAGAAGGCGGTACTGCTCAACGCTTAAACAAAGCAAGTATTGAGTTTGGAAGATTAGCAAAATTATTTGTATGAAGATAGACTTCGATGGTACAAAGTTTGACCTTCCTTTGAATTGGGAAGATGTAACACTTCAGCAGATTCTTGAAAGTGATAAACTAGTAAAGGATATGCCAGAGAAGTTGCATCAAGAAACTTTTGAAGGTAAGACAGTAGAGTACACCGATGACGAGAAGATTGATAATTGGAAATTTTATCGTGAATGGGTTGGCTTTTGGGTTAAGATACCAGAGAATTATGAACTTAAAATAGACGATTTAACGTGGTTGTATCAATCACTAATTTTTTTAATGGGTTCAGCATCAGAAGAAGATATTTTAATCGAAGAATCGTTTACTTATAATGGCATTACTTACGGACTTCCAGAAACGGAAACCTTAATGAATGGACAAGACAAGAAAATGGCTAATAGTACCTATGCGGAGTTTATAGAATCAGCACAATTAACGACCAAGATTAACCAATTAAAAAGCGGAGATTTAACCGCTTTGCCTATGCTTACTGCTATATTATACAGACCAATTATAGAAACTGGATTCTGGTTGTGGAAGAAGAAAAAAGTAAGCAAGTATAAAGAGGAAGAAGTAACTAAAAGAATGAACGCCTTTAAGCACCTTCCTATGGATAAGGTCTGGAGTGCGTATTTTTTTTTAACCAAGCGTCTACAAGTGTATCTAAATGGTTTGCAGACCTCTTTAAAGGGGAAGGGAAACCCAATAGGTATGGTTGGTATATGATGACCAAAAACATAGCTAAGACTGGAGTATTTGGCTATAAGATTAAAGAAGTTGAACAATCTCCATTGTATGAAGTGTTATATTTTGCAATGGCTGAAAGGGTAGAACAAGAAGAACAAAATGAACGTACTAGTAGCCGCACCTACAAGTGATAGAAAAGACTACTGTTTAGAAATTTACGCTAGGCAAGTAAACGAATTTACCTACCCCCATTATGATACTTATTTAGTAGACAATTCAGAAGATTGCTTCCATACAGATACGTTATATGATTTAGGATTTGATACCGAATGGATTAAGCCAGAAGGAAGCCCAGCAGAGTACATTTGTAAGAGCCAGAACGCAATTAGAGATAGGGTTTTATACAACGATTACGAATGGTTATTTATGCTAGAAACAGATGTCTTTGTGCCTTTAAATATCTTGGATTATTTAACTAAATGCGGTAACAAAGTTCACACTTTTGCGTACTTTATGGGTAACGAGGTATCTACCTTATGCGTTCAAGAAAGAGAGTATAATTTGGAAGAGCCTTATAGCGAACATAAAATGGGTATGGACTTCGATGTTTATGCGGTTAGTGTTGGGTGTACTTTTATACATAGGTCAATATTAGAACAGATTGAATTTAGAACAGAGAAGGATATTTTTTCAGACCCTTTTTTCTTTGACGATGTAAAGCAATCAGGCATTAAACCAACGATAGATACTAATATAATTCCAGCACATTATCGTTCTAATATGTGCCTAACAGATTTGAAAGTATATCAATGATAAAAGAAATTAAAAGATTAATAAAAAAATACGGAAACGATTACGAACTAGGGCAAAGAGTAAGACAACTATTAAAAAATGGCAAACAATGTAAAACAGATAATAGACGAAATGAATGTAATTGCAACTGCATTCAGTAGTGTAAACACTTTTCATTTTGGACTATTAAGCGACATAAATACAGACTTAGACAAGAACTACCCAATGGTTCAAGTTGACAGTAATTTGAACGCAATAAACAAAGACACGTTTAATAATTTTTTACCCAAAGAAAAGGATTATTCTTTTAACGTTTTATTATGGGACACTTTTACCTTGAACGAACAAAAGACAAAAACCAAGCAAGAAAAGTATTCTGACCTTGAAATAATTGCCGACCAATACATAGCAGAAGTACTAAGAAGAACGCTTGGTTTAGGCGGTGCTTTTTACATTTTAAACGATGAAGAAATAAGCGGCAATTATGTAAGCAATGCACACAATGATAGGTTAGTAGGAATTAAATACAATATAGTTTTCCGTAGCAATAATGTCGGTTGTACTTTAGGAACATTTACGTACTAATGAAAGGATTGATTAAAATATTAATACTGGCTTTAAGTGGAGAGTTAATCAAACAAGGACACCGCAATACTGGTTCGTTGATTGATAGTTTAGAAGGTAGGGCTTCTGCTGATGGTTTAAGTGTAGAGATTTGGGGTAAAGAGTATGCTTATTATTTAGACAAAGGAGTTAAACCAAATAGGATTCCTTACTCTGGAAGAAGTGGTGGTGGTAGGAGTAAATACATACAAGGGTTGATAGCATACTTTAGACAAAAAGGAGTAGCTGACCCTAAAGCCGCTGCTTTTGCTACTGCTAACAAGCATAAAAAAGAAGGAATGCCAACAAAAAGAAGTGGAAGGTTTTCTACTACTGGCAAAAGAAAAGGATTTATCAATGAAGCATTAAACAAAAACAACGAAGTAATAGAAAGAAAAATGTTTATTGATGCGAGGAAACCAATAGACAAAAAGATAGACAAGATATTTAACCAAATAGAATTTCACGGAGGT